TTTCAATAAATTTAGGCATATGCATCTGGGACAAGTTTGGTCTTATACAACCTAGCAGGCGTTACTCCTATAAAGGACTTAAATCTCAGATCATCAGCTGCTGCTGCCAAAGCAGTCAAATTCACATTAACATCACTATAGTTCTGGTTATAAATGATTGCTCTCAAAATAGGATCAGATGCAAAAGATGGGTTATCTGTGTCATTAAATGATTTCCAATTAGTATTACATCCAAATGGCACTTCAAATTCTAGAAAACCTGCCTCTACAGTCATGTCATATGTTGGTGTTGAATTCATAGGAAACAAAGGATCATTAACAAAATAATCTTGAAACACAGACGAATCTGTCGAATCAGTGGCATACGATCTTGGCGTATAAGCAACTGCTATTCTAACTGGATGTTTTGCTTTCATTGAAGCATTAAATAATTTCAAAGTCGTGTTGGAAACAACAGTGGAATCGTCGGTTTCTGAATTTACTGTTACAGCGCGTATCTTGAACCTTAAACCTCCTCTATATAATGCGAAAATTCTGGGCATCAATCTCAGAAAACCTGTCGTATAATCCTTACTAAATGGCATAATATTCGTTTGCCTGACCTCCAATGGTTTCATATACAAGTCCAAATCAGCATCTCTTCTAAGTAACAAATCAAATGTAGAATACTTTCTAATCAAAGATCTAAAACTATCTATGGGATCAGATATAGTAACGTCCTTGGGCAAAGTTATATACTCTCCAACTGTTATCATTTCAGAGTCCATATTTTGCATATATGATTCGGATCCCTCAGGCACAACGTTGATATCCTTAGCTACAATGCCATCATCTTCTACGCGAGTTGTTACATTGCGTATCGTGATTGGTATTTTAAGCACTGGATCTTCCACTTTCATAAATATGGCATAACTAGGTGATTGAGGTGTAGTTCCTACGCGTTGTAATGGTGCAAAGGAAAAGTTTAACAAAAGTGAACCCAATGGGCACACGTTATCTATTATACCAGGTTGGGTGTCTGTATCATAAGCTAAGTGATAAGGCAGACTAACAAAATCTGAATCTATTATGAATGGTGCATTCAATGTTATGCTTGATGTTGTATTATAATTCAATATACCATGTTGCAAATTTACTATATTAAACTCAGTGATCTCAGTCTTCCTTGCATAATTTGCTACCACGGGTAAGTGGGCTGCTACTAAACCTCCGCTACAAAAAGGATTGCCATTAACTTCAATTCTAACTTGTGCTTTTGCACATTTGAAGTATACATATTGTTTTAATATTATGTCCCATTGCACTACCGAACGCATTTTAGAATACAAGTCAATATATAGAGCTGGTGAGCTGGATGTTATCAACGTTGATGTTCCAATTTGTTGCCATCTATCAAAGAAATATTCAAAAGATATATTGCGCACATTCATAGATACTTGAGTTGACCCATAACCATTTACAGACTCTACTTTAGAAGAACCTATAGTATCAATGGTGGTGCCATTTGATTTTGCAACTTCTCCCATTGGTACATGCATAGATGAATTATTTCCAATGATTTCGGTTTCTGCTCCTTCACACACAACTGTCAAATTATTACTAAATGATCCTGCAACTTCGAAATCTTCTCCGGCTCTTTCTAATATATTCATTCTTACTTTACAACGCTCTCCGCTGCTACCAGTAAATGGATTAATTACCGATATATTCATGAAGCCCAAGGATACACAATGCTCATAATTCTTTGCACTTAATGATGCCGTGTAATTTGCATTCCTACAATTTAACCACGGTGCAGCATGCATATATGGCACTCTAACATGAAATATATATTTATGTGGATTTATATCCATGATAACAGAATATTGTGAATTCTTTTCACTCGTTTTCGCTGGATCAACATACTTATCGTAAACGCCATATCTGAAATCTACACATACCTTGCCGGTAGTAAAACCATCTGTAAAAAATATAAACTTATACTCCAGGCTTCCTCTCCAAAAATTTGCATACATTGCAGATAATGTTAATGGTGATATGTGAAATGGGTTAACACTTGCGAAACACAAAGCATAACAAGGATCAATGGCGTAATCAGACATGATATTATAGTTAACTGTCCAACTTGCGGGTGTTCCTTCAACTGCTCCTCTAATAAACCCCCATTTTCTAGCAATGTATAGTACGGACATTTCATCCTCCTCTTCTGCCGTATTGGCACTAGTTGTTTCCTGTAAAGTTGATGGATTTAATGCTAATTTGTTAATATATTCTATATTTGACGCATTACTCAAACCCTGAAAATCTTTAATTGCTGTGGGCGGACAAGTCAGAGTTACGGCAGGTTTATCCATTGCACTAAATTTAAACTTATTGTCTAACTTATCTCCAGTTATTTCACTAGGTAAAGTTGCTCTGGATATGTGAGACCATCCTTGCATATTCTGTATATGGTTAATCGTATTGCCTTGTGGTTCCACTTTCCATATATTCAAATTATTTTCGAAATCCAGGATATCATCAAAGCCTCCATTAGTAATATAAATGTTATCCAAAACATCATACGTAAAATCTGCCCATTCTACCCACAACTTATAAAACTTATGATACACATTAGGGCCATAAAAATACAAAAATCTCAATGCAGTGTTGATATTGTCCTTGGTCGCTTGATGACTGGGTATTTTATTAGTTATCCAATTTGTCATCTCAATAATCGATATCATTTTAAGAGTGGCTTTATAAAATCCTCCTTCAGGTCTAAATCCATTGGACAAAAATTGCATATCGTGAATAGGTCGCGCAGCTACATTAGTTAAATCGTCCTTTGTTTCAGGAGTGTAAGTAATACCTATTAATTTCAAAGCGTCTCTAACACTCTCAAAATTGTAAAACTTCTTAACACTATCTCTAGGGAAGAACATGTTGTCATCTCCAAACACCTGATACCTAACATTAGCAATAAATGATGCAACATTTTGCATTTTACACGGGGCTGTAATTAACCATGCATAAAGCAAATAACATATTCCTACCATACTATTCAATGACGCGGTAAAATCAGCTCCACTGGGCAATCCTTGTGTTCGCAAATATACATACTGATTGGCTGAACACGTTGCAAATTTAAGTTCTTGTATCAATGTTTTGAAAAATAATTCGTTTTCCACACTTTTGTTGGAAAAATGTTCGAATACGAAATTTAAGCACAACTCCATTAGCTCTGAATGTAACATTCTATCATATCCAGCATAATCTCCGGCATATCCTGTACTTGAATATTCAGTCATATGATGAGCTAACATTGTCCATTCCAAACTATAAGGATTTATGCCAATTGCTATGCCATTCTTTATTCTATTGTCACATATACGTTTCTTAAAGTCCATAGTAAAATATCTTAGCCATATATTAAAGTCAACAGGAGCCACAGAAAATGATCGAGTCTTAAGTTCCCTTATTTTTTCCATTGGTCTTGTTTCATCTTTCAAACAATCTGTCCATATACTTGCAATTCTTTCTCCCTTTTCTCCCAATTGTCTACGTTCCATCAATCTTTCTTCTAGCAAACCTTTTGGAACGTATTTGCCATTTTCGTTAATATCAAATAAATGTCGCTTTCCGTCCTTGCTTTTATCATATGGCCATCCTGGTGACGATTTCATATTCAAGGGATCAATGTATTCTTCATTATTACCGTTGATGAGGGTCTCCATATCGAATTCTCTTAGCGGTGTCATAATTTCTCTCTTGAACAATACAGGCAATGCAGTCTTGATTTTAACCATAATATCTTTCGGAATAAAATAATTTTGTTCTGCATATTTATTTACGGCCAAATACAATGGTGACACATGTGCTGGATTTCTAGCATCATTTGGACTCAATATAGCTGGTTCACATCTATGTCGTCCACAACTCTCAAAAACTTCACTTTCAATATATTTTGTTTTAGTTGGCATGAAATTACTACGCTCTAATAAACCAATGACGGGCAAATCAATGTCAATTTCTTTTCCTTCTGCACTAATAATTGAGTTTTTGATTCGTTCAATACCAACTCCGTTTAATTGTTTCCCAAACTTTTTCTCTGCTTCTGCTATCCTATCTAACAAAAGTTCTCTAGATATAGGTTTTGCAAAGCCTTTTGATATCGATAGAGCCCCAGCTATGTGCATCCCAATAATTTTACCTTCAGCTGATGGATGAAACAAAATAGCTACAGATCCGCAATCTCCTTTTTCAGTGCTTAGATCATATTGAAGAATCTTTCCTAATACGGTCATGCAACCACTGGCATCATAGGATTTCTGGCTTACTGTCATTTCGGTGTTTTTGGTAAAATAGTGAATTATATCTCCATTAACCTGTTTGATTAGACTAATATCAAATTTCTCAGTTAAGTTCGATAGCGTTCGTTTAGTACAAAACAAATTAGTAATGTCTCTAAACGATCTAGATCTGGCTCCCAAATAATACAATACAATATCGGCTGGACCATATTCTCCTGGAAATTCGATAACATTATTTTTATCAAACTCTAATATAGGTAGTGGGCATCCTCGTGAGTATAACTTAATGGTTCCAGTCATATACTTACCTTGATACATAAAAAGGTGACGAGGCGCTAGTATTAATTGTCCTTTAACAGGCAACGCCGACATCGTCATAGTGCGGGACACATCTTCTCCTGAATAACATACCGTAGTTATAGTCATTAATTGATTTGACACAACTTTACTTATGTTCAATGCTTCAATATCTTCACAACCTTCTGACTCCACTTGTTTAAATTCAGGCTTTTCATTTTTGATTTCTTGTTTGTGATTGTTGTCCACTATAAGTTTTCCAAAATCAGTTTTTAACACAACCTTATTACCAGTTCTCTTGATAATATTTTCTTTATTGGATACTTGTGTCAAAATTCTTTCAAATTTATTTCTATCAGAATTTGTGTGAATAGACAGTGTGACATTATCGCTATCCTTATTAATGATCTGTGTTAATTTTTCCATGGTAATAACGCCCTCTGCTTCATATTCCATGTCATAATAATCCATATATTGATTATAACACTTAGCATTCCACTCTGCCAATTTTTGTTGCTCCAACCATTCTTTATGTTTTTGCACTTTATTTTTGTGACTTGAACTGCCTTCAGTCGTTATCTGTTCTTGAGATGACTCCTTACCATTTTTATACATCAAATACCCCGCAGTGCAAGTGGCTATAGTAAATATACTTAATAGCGATTTCACATCCGAACACAAATATTGTCTAAATGCATAAAGCAACACTTTTAATCTATACTTCAATCTATTCTTAAGTCTTGTCCAGTATCTAACGTTTTCTGTTGTTGCTGCAATCACATCGGTAGTTGTCACTACTTGATTATCTTCCTCTCTAGCATCTAAGAATTCTTCAATTCCTCTATCCATGTTGGAAGCTCGTGCTACTCTTCTATATAAAGCCAACATTCTAGCAGATTCAGCTCCTTGAGTTATATCGTCAACATCGGCTCTACTTAATGAATTTAATACGGACATATCCGATGCAGATAATCTTTCTTGCGAGTTTCGACCTGTGCTACCTTGTGCAACGATTTCAATACCATTATTGCCTAAAACTAGTTTTTCTGGACCAAAATCTTCCATAACACCCATATATTGATTTCTCAATGATGTTTGGCACTGAATATGATGGTTATATCTATGAATAAGATCAACTAACAATTCTTTCAAATTCATGTTAGGTGACATAATTCTGTTTTGAAACTTGTCCAAGTATCTGAACATGCCTTTTAAAGGATCTCTAGTTTGATTTATCATTTCTATCACCACATGTCTTCTTCTAAGGAATGCTTCTTGACTTTCCAAATTATTAAAAACTGGATAAGCATTATTTGAACAACATATGAATAACAAAGATTGCTGTTTTGTACCTTTTATACCTATACTTGGATCATTCATAGATGCCATGTTTAGGGGAGCTCGTTGTGGAGTTATATATTTGATCAAATCCAAGCCATCTTGAGATGAAACCTGTTGAGCAAAATCATCATAAATCCAACAAAATTGACCAGTGTAACCAGTACAATATGGATCTCCAGGATTTTTAACATAGAATAAATTGTCTTGAGATACTTTTTCGGCTTGATTATTTATGGCTGCACCAATATATTTTGCTATTGAACTCTTCCCGACTCCTGGTTCTCCTGCCATATAAATACAAAATGGTTCTATAGGATGAGGATTAAAATCTTCATCTATAAATTTTCCTTTAATATCTATTAGCTCATTCTTTAACTTATTTAATACAGTTAACAAGTTGCGTGGTGCATTTGCGTCACAAGCTAAACAATTAGATTGAACGTCTAACCAAGATCTATATGTTTTAAATAATCGAACCTCATTCGTGTTATAAAAAGATGTTTTATTGTCTCTATGTTTTTGAATAAAGCCAGTTATTTCCATTATTTTAGTGTTAATTTCAACTTCTACGTCTATATCGGGAGTGTAAATCAACTTTTGTATTGTCTCCGGTAATTGTTGAACCATATGCTCTAACCATTGTTGTCTAGAACTGATTCTATCAAAACCTTCAAAAAATCTCAACATGTCATTCACTTTGCGAATAAATATTGGATTTGGCAATGTTCCCAAAACTAATGTACATAATAATGATAGCCATGTTTTAGAGATTATTAAACCTTGTGGTTCTACATCTGCT